AGGATATAATATGTCTAACTATTTATCAGCAACTATAAATAATGAATATTTTTATTTGCTTCCTATATGTAATTTACTTCCATTTAATGCTTTACAGGCAAACGGTGGAATTATTGGAAACACAACAACACTATATTCAGCAAATACTTTAAATATAACTATACCAGATTATATTAAAGCTTTAGATACTGACTATATTTCTTTTGGAGCAAATCCAGCAGCATCAACAGGAATTCCTTCTAATGTTGTTGTTGCTCAAATTGTATACGATACAGGAGTACAAGTAGGTGGTAATTTTAGTGTAATAAACTCTTCTGGTACATCTGTTTCATTAACTAATGATAATGAATATATTGTTGAGATTAGAGTAAGAAATGGTGAACTATTACCCATTGATTTAAAAAATATTAAAAGTATTAGATCAAGCACATCTAGCGCGTCATCTACTTGGATTGCAGCTCCAACAAATATAACACTTTGGAAGAGATTTATTAAATCAGATTCTACAAATAAAAATACTTATATGGTAGATAATAAATTACCCGCTGGTCCAAATCCAGTATAATAGGTTTTATATGAAGAAAAAAAGAAACTATAAAAAAGAATATGCTAAGTATCATGGAACTTCTGCTTATCGTAAGCGTAGATCTATGCGTGTTCTAGCACGAAGAAAACTAGAAAAAATGGGAAGAGTTCGTAAAGGTGATGGCAAAGATGTCGATCACAAAAGAGCACTATCTAAGGGAGGAACGAATGGCCTAAGAAATCTTAGGGTTGTCTCCCGCTATGTAAACCGTCGTAAAGACAATAACTAAGGAGAACGAATGACAGACGAAACTAATGAGACTCAGCAAACATTTGAATATCAACAACCAGATGCCCCTAGCACGGCTGATGCTCAGATTAAGCAAGCTGAACAATCTCGTACATCTAGTCCAGAAGATATGATTACTGCTAAAGAACGAAAAGCATTTGAGGTTTATGTAAAAAACCAAGGTCTTGAAATTCCAAAAAATTTTAAAGATTCAAATGCTTGGTTCGATTCTTTAAAAAGCGCACAAAAGGAATATACTAAAGCTCGTCAGGAAATTGCAGAACTAAAGAAAACATATGAAAAAGATGGTACAAAAAATCCAACATATGTAGAAGAAACTGTATCTGAAGAATCAGAAAAAGTTGCTGAAGAGCCTAAGATTAATGTTCCAGAAGAATTACGAATTCCAGAAATTAAAAAGGAAGAAGTAATTAATAAAGAACCAGTTAAGCAAGTAATTACTGAAGAAGATTGGTCTAAATGGTCTATGGAAGTTGCTCTATCCAACGATCTATCAAAAGATACAATTGAAGAAATTAAAGAAAAAACTGGTTTTACTGATCGCATAATTTCTGATTATGTTGAAGGTCAAAGAGCTAAATCAAGAGAAGCCTTTGGTAAGGCTGCTGAGGTTGTTGGTGGTAAAGATCGCTTGGCTAATATCTTTGCTTGGGCAGCAAAGACTATGACTCCACAGCAACAAGCAGACATTAATGCATCTCTCGCAAGCCCAAGTTGGGATGTTGCATTACTAGGTCTGCAAGTTAAATATGATAAAGCTACTGCAAACTCAGCCAAGGGTAAAGAGTTACCAAAAAATAAACAGGTAAATGTATCTGCAACTAAGGTTCCTCTATCCCCTTATAAGACAAAGCGCGAATTCTACGCTGACAGAGGCAATCCAAGATATAATTCTGATGCCAAGTTCCGTCAGGCCGTAGAACAGCGTATAATGATGACGGATATTACCCGTCTTCCAAACTAAGTCAAGTCATTTTAAGTAAATCCCCCAAATGGTAATGGATGACAATATGACAAGACAAACATTATATAGACTCCATTGGAAAAATCTATGGAATGTTAGTTTAAGATTTGTCACTAATTGTTTTTATTTTTAATTGTTACTATAAACTTAAACTAATAGGAGTATATAAATATGGCATTTCCTTCATCCTCATTTACTGATGCAGCAGATTTCGCACCAAAGCGTTCAGGTTTAATTGACGGTCCAAGTGGTTCAAACCCAAACAAACTATGGCTACCACTCTGGTCTGGCGAAACTATTCATGCATACGATCAGTATAATGTATTTGAAAACTTAATTACTAATAAGTCACTAACTGGTGGATTCTCATGGGAATTCCCAATTACTGGTACTATCGCTCTAAATGCATCTTGGGATGCAGGCGAAGAACTTGGCGGTGGCAGCTCAACCACCAGTAGCTTCAAGGTTAACCTTGATAAGCGACCAATGGCTGCTCACTTTGAAACTGACAATGTAGACGCTCTAGTAACCCAATGGGATTACCGTAGCGAACTAGCTCGTCAGGCAGGCCAGACTCTTGCTAATACAAGAGATAAGCAATTAGCTGAAGCTATTTGCGTAGCTGGTCTACTAAGCCCACTTGGTTATTCACACACCGCAGGTACTCTAACTTCAGCTAATGCAGATCCAAGAGGTTTACTACAAGCAAACTTCCCCGCTCCAGCTGTAGTTGGAACTGTTGTTAGTGGTGCTAATAATGCTGCTGTAACTGCTTGTACTGAATTAAGTGCTCTTAATATTCTTAAGGCTATTGAAGATTACTTTGTATTCATGCAGGAAAATGATTACCCAACTAACAATGTTTATTGTGTAGTCACTCCAAAAGTATTCCAGACAATCCGTGGTCTTGGTATTCCAAGAGCTACACATGCAGCTGCTAATCAGCCTTGGGCTAATGGTACTTATGCAAATACACCACTATTTACTGGTAGTGATGATTATAATGCTGGTATGGGTATTGGTATGGGTCTAAATGGCCTTAATGATTCTCTTGAATATATGGGTTGCCGTATTATCAAGAGTAATCATCTACCAAACGGTAAGAACTATGTTTCATCAGAAATTGGTTCAAGTAAGTACAACCTAAGATGGAATGCTGATACTTGCCCAGACATCTTCGGTGCTATCTTCCAGCCAGAAGCAGTTGCTGGTCTATCCTTAATGGGTATGAAGGTTGATACCGTACAAGATGTCCGAAGAAATACCCAATTCACCGTAGCAAGCATGATGAAGGGTACTGGTATTCTTCGTCCAGAACTTTGCCAGCTTCTTGTTGGCATTAATAACGGTGGAGCTGGATCAGATCTTGCATCTGGTGATATTGACTCAAGACCAGAACTATTCTCAATCATCAATACCGCTTCTAGCTCAAACCTAGCAAACGGCTTCGGTGCTGAATACGCAATGGCTTGATAATGATTAATCTTACTGTTAACGGTTTGTTTGTTCAAGTCGATTGACAGGAGGTGATCCTAATCTACCCCCGGCTCCCTTAAGTGGGAGTCGGGTGGTTTTTTTCTCTAAGGAGGCTATATGGGTTTTATAACCAAGCTACAAGCAATTAATCAAATGTTACTGGCTGCTGGTGAATCTCCAGTAGCTGACCTAATAAACAATTCTGGTATTGATACTGGAATTGCTGAAACAATACTAGAACAAGCTAGTTTAGACTTTCAATTAAGAGGTCTAGCTAATAATAAAATAATTAGAAAATTTAATCCAAATTCAGATAATAAAATTATATTTGATTCTGGTGATTCAGATGAAGAAGGTATTATTTCAGCAGAACTAGTATCTCTACATCTAACTACCGATGGACAAAGAATTATAGCAAAAGTACTAAATGATAACCCACCTCGGTTATATAACTATACTGAAGATAAAGATACTTGGATAACTGGTGATTATTATATTGAAGTAACTAAAAAGCTAAAATGGGAACATTTAGATACACCTATACAAAGAGCTATAATGGCAACAGCAATGAGACAATATCAAATTGCTATTCTTGGTGATGGAGAAGCCGATAGATACCTTGAATATAATGAACAGTTATATAATGTCAAAGGAAGATCTGCTGATATTAACTACAAAAAAAGAAATATTTTTGAAAGCGGTGATATGAATGTTCGTGGTGCTGCTTTTAGAAATCCTTATGTTTATGATCCATCTAGATATCGTTATTGGAGGGGAAATAGATAATGCCACCAATTAGAAGAAGATTAAGCCCATCTGGAGGTACTGCAAGTACTAAAATTCCTGTCTATAGTTTATCTGGTGGTGTATCTACACAACCACCAACAAAAAGATTACCACTAGAAGCAGAAGCACTAGACAACGCTTTAATTTCATTAGAAAGATCTTTTGAAAAAAGACCCGGATTTGAAATCATTCCACAAGAATCTTTTATTGGTAATAACCAAACAAACTATACTAATAGACTAGATTTATATAGATTATATGACAAAACAAACATAGATATTTATTGGACTTGGTTTACAATTAATGATGATAATAGATTTTTAATTGGTATAGATTATAATGCTAAAGAAACAAATTCAATTTTATTTTATGTTTATAAGCTAAATGAGAATACTTGGGTTGATATAACACCAACATCTAATCTAGAACAAACTGAACAAAATACTTCAATTGTATCTAACACAACAAGAAATTATATTACATATAATATTTCTTCTTTTTATAAAGCAAAAGATGTATTAAAAGTTACAACCGTTGGTTCTAGTTTAATTGTTTTAAATACCTTAGTTAAAGCTGGTTTTACTAGTGGAAAAACAGGAAACTCAATTAATTTAGATGGCTCTGAAAAAGATATTAAAGATTTAAAAGGTCAAAAAGTAACATATTATACATCATCTTTAGTAATGGGATCAACTGGTAATCTTGAAACACTAACTACATCAACAGACCTAACAAAACAAGGTTCAGATTATTTTTATTATTCATCAACAGGTACTGCAATTAGTGCTCTTACTGAATTAACCTTAGGTATTAATATTGATGATAGAGTTGTGGTTGGCGGTAATATTACAATGCATCCTTCTGGTATAAATAATAACCCACCAACAACATATATTCAAGATGCTTATTTAACCGGAAATATTAAAGAAATATATAATAATACTATAGATAATCTTAATTTTGCAGACACACCAACAAACTTTAAAACAACAACAACAAATGTTTTTACCGTTGGTACAACTACAACACCAAATACAGCATCTGTATTAAATCAAGTTATATATATAGAACCAGCCGCTATTCCAACAAATATTACTGGTGGTTATTTTAATGGTACTGGTATTTTAATATGGACATCTACTGAAGAATGGCTATATGGTTATATTACAAACTATACAGCAGCCGCTGGAGCAACACCAGCAAGAATAACATTAAAAGTAACTGGTGTAAGCACAACTTGGAAAAACGGTTCTTTAGCAATACCATCAGGAACAAAAAATGTTGCATTTGAGTGTTTAAAACTAAACTTAACATCATTTAGTTCGGTTTTATCATCAAGTGCTACTACTTATAATACATGGCTAATTTGGTATGGTAGTTATCTTCCAGTAGAAGACTTTAAACATAAAGATCCAGATAAACCTTGGTTTGGTCAATCCTTTGCTGATTTTAGTGAAATAAGATTTCCAACAGAACCAAACGAAATTTTTGCTAATAATTCATGGCTTGCTGGTAAAAGTACAACTGTTATTGATCAGACAGCAAGAGAAATGATGATTGCATTATATGACTCTGAGCATCCACTAATATCTCAAATAAATGCAACTGGTATTTACAATACAACTGGTTTTGGTCTTGGAAAAATACTATACACAGCAGGACCATATCTAACACAATCTTCTGGTTACTATAGAGTTATTAACTTTCCAGAAACACAAAAGTATACTTTAGTTAAAGATCTTGGTAATAATACATTCCAAAACTACACAATTTCCGGTACTGGCAGACCATATACCCAAAAAATTAGATCTCCAGATATTTGTTCTGTTATTGATGAAACAAGAATGCCTCAAAAACTTTCTTTTGACGCTTCTCCTACTGGTATCAATAAAGATTGGTATTTTGGCCCAATAAAATGGAAAGAAAGAACAAATGGAGATAGAAATACAAATCCCGGTCCTAGTGTATTTTTAACTAATGATAAATCTGATGCAAGACATGTTAATATAAACGCACTTACAACATATAGAGATAGATTATATTTTTCATCTGGAGATGTTGTATTTTCTACACAACTAGGAAACTACGAAGATTTGTTCTTACAAGACCCAAGTAATATTGTTTCTTCAGATCCTATTGATATTAGAGCATCGTCTAAATCATATGCAGAAATTACTTCATTAACACCATTTAGTGATTTCTTGTTTATTAATACAAAAGCAGATATTCAATTTGAACTAAGAGGATCTGAAAATCAAATTACACCATTAACAGCACAAATTACACCAACTGCTTTCTACTCTACAGCTAAATTAACAGAACCTTTATTGATGGGTTCATTAATTTATTTCTTTGATAAGAGTAGATTATATATGTATACTGCTCAACAAGTAGCATCTCTTAGCACGGCAGAAGAAGTTTCAAATCATTGTATTGGGTATTTACCAAAAAATTATAGAGCACCTTGCGTAGCTCCAGCCCACAATTCAATTATTTTTGTTGACGATGATAAACCAAATTATATTTATCTATATACAAATAAATTTGCATCTGATAGAGTATTACAAAATGCATTTTATAGATATAATTTAACTGAGTCTTATGATGAAGTTTTAAGTACACAGGTTTATGATAATTATTTAGTCTGTGTTGTAAAAAAACAAAATAATTATTCACCATTAAATACAGCTTTATTACCAAATACTACTGAATATTATATTTTAAAATCTTATTTAGGTAAACAAAATACAACCATTCCTAGGTTAGATAATTTATTTAGTTTTACTATTTATGAGAATAATAATACTACCTATAATTCAGAGACTAATGAAACTGTTTTCACATTATACTTTCCATATGCGTTTATAAATCAAGAAAAAATATTAATAATAACAGACCAAAACGATATTACTTGGGGAGAAAAAAAATATACAGTATTAAAACCAAAAATGGAATACTTGCCCGGATTTGGTATTAAATTGGCTGTAAAAGGAAATTATTTAAATCACCAAGGTAAAGTTTATATTGGAACTACTTATACTATGAATGTAGAACTTAGTACTCCATTTGTTAGAGATACAAACAATAACGCAATAGATGGTGTTTTAAATCTTAAAACTTTAGTATTAAGACATGCTGATACTGGTAATTATGATATTATAGCAACAAGAAGAGAAAAGTCAGTTATTAAATCAAGTTTTTCTGCCATTCAATCTAATAAAATAACAGATACTCTTAGTATTGAAAATATAGAAAAAAATGGAGAATTTGTTGCTAAAATTTTAGGATTTTCTGATACAACATCTATTAAAATTATTTCAGATTACCCAACACCAGTAAATATTGTTAATATGGAATTTAAAGGAAAGTTTAAACAAACAAATACCTCTTTAGGTACATAATTGGAGTATTAATATGCCAACAAACACACAAATTAAAACAAATATTTCAACTACATGGAATACAAATGGAGTATCTTATTCAACAATACCTTTAGTTTCTGGTATAAGTCATAAAGATCAACTTGAAATTGAAAGACCATTTATTACTCCTAGTACTGTAATTTTAAAACAGGAAGACTTAAGAACAATTTATGTTATTCCTTCTTCTAATTTTACCGTAAACGAAACAACAAAAACAATTACTGGTATTACAGCACCAACTACATATACCCAAACAAGTACAAATACTGTAATACAAATACCAGCAATAGCACCTAACGATAAATTAATTATTAGAAGAAAAAGTATATCTAATGAATCTTTAGTTAATTGGGTTGATGGAACTAGATTAACAGCCACCCAACTAAACCTACAAACAACACAATTACTAAATCTTACACAAGAAATTCTAGATAGACTAAAATATGAATATGTAACTTCTACAGATATTGATTACAATACAACATATAATACAGCATCAAAAACATTTGTTGAGGGTTTAATTGGTCCTATTACAACAGCAACTGTAAAAGCATATGTAGATTTAGTAAGTACTAAAGTTGGTTCTGGTTCTATTCAAGCACCAAACAATTCAGATATTGTAACAAAACTAAACGCTATTGATACAACAGTAACTTCAGCACTAAGTGGAACTGGTTCTATTTTTAGTGGGTTTCCACTAGGAGCTGTTGTAATTGCTGGTACTAATGGAGCAAAAGATTATTCTAATAATTTTACTCTAACAAAAGGATCTCCCGATTTACTAACACTAACCGGAAATCTAACAGTAAACGGTGGTGTTATAAACCTAATAGGACAAACATCTATCAGAGGTAGTTCTACAAATAATATTTTATCTATTAAAAACTCAAGCGGTGTTGAAGTAAATACTATTGATCAATATGGTAATATTAATCTACCAGTTGCTTCTACAACACAACCACCAAATCCAGTTATAGGTTCATTACATTTTAGTACTAACGGAAACAATTTACTTATTTATACATCAAGTGGATGGACTGGTTTGGGTGCTTTTAATCAACCAAGCGGAGTTGATTTAACAACAGCACAAAACATTACTGGATCAAAAACATTTAGCGGAAATACTGGTTTTGGTATTAACGCAAATCCACTAACAATTATTGATATTAATGGACCATCTGGGGTAACTTCTTTTAATACTTCTTCCGTACTAGGAACTACTATTAGAGGTTCTACTGGAACAACAGACTATTCTGGTATTGATTTTACTGGAGGAACAACAGGAACTGGACCAAAAGCTAGAATTGCTGCTTTATTTGGTTCTAGTGGTTCTAAATTACAATTAGGTACTGCTACAGCAACAACAAATACTTACTCTGGAATTACAAACTCTGGTATTACAATAGATAGTGATGGTAAAGTAGGTATAACAAACACAACATCTCCATCCTTTAACTTGGATGTTACTGGTACTGGTAGATTCACAAGTACTGTAAATCTTGAAGCAAATACAACACTAAATAACAATGTAAATATTATGTTTAAGGATAGTGGTGGAACAGCTAGAAATAGTTTTACACTAGACTCATCAAATGTTTATAAACTAGGCGATATTTCTAACGCTATTACCGATAGTGATTTAGAGTTATATGCAAAAAGAAATTTTGAATTTATTTCTAATGCTACAGAAATTGCTAGATTTACATCAACAGGTCGTTTGGGTATTGGAACAAACAACCCAAGTACATCTATTCATGTAGTTACAGCAGCCACAGCTAACACAATAACACAAGGAGATGGTACTGGTACTCTATCTATTGGATTAAACGGTAGTGGAGCTGGTTCTATAGTACATACAACATCAGGAGTAAATAATCAATTAACTTTAAATGCTACGAATGGTATTTTATTTGCAAACAATGTTCAAATAGCAAATACTAAAAAAATAAGCGTTGGTTTAATTGATGGTTTAGCTGGAAACCTTCAATTACAGGATTCAACATCTACAAATAGAGTTGGTATTGGCGTAGCAGCACCAACAGAAAAACTAGAAGTTGATGGTAATATTAAAATTATTTCTAGTAATGTACAAGTAACACCTAAATTAATTTCTCCTGTTGTTGAAACTGGTATTATTCAAAGTACTGGAACTATTGAATTCAGACAAGCATATAATGCCGCCGGAGGTACTACTCCAGATATGACAATAGATCCTACTGGTACTGTAGTATTCGCACAAGCACCAAAAATAGGTTCTAATCCAATTCTAGTTCCTTCAGCTCCCGTTGTATGTGGAACTTCTACTAGTGGATCTACTTTTAGATATAATAAAAGTTGGCTTAAAAATTATATTGTTCCGGGTGAATCAACAGCAAATTTTCCACTAACATATACAAAAATTGGAAATATTGTTTATGTTTATGGTATAATGGGAACAGATAGAACAACAGTAGAGGGTGATGATAATGCAATTGATTCTTTTGGATCTACTAATTCATCTAATGCTCCAATAATTGGTTTACCGGGAGCAGCACTACCACGATTTCATTTTTTATCGCAGGGTTATTTTTGTGTTTCTAATGCTGGAGTAAAATACCCAAATTCTAGAGCATCAAGACTAATTACTGGTTATGTAACAAGTGATGGATTTTTAAGACTTAAACCGTTTAATCATGGTGGCGGCGATGCTACTAACTCAACAACACACTATATGACTTTTGAATTTAATGGTTTAGGTACAATACCATCCGGAAATGGTAGTGGAACTTTTAGTGATGTTGATAGACCAAACGGTGCTTCTTTCTTTTATACCTCACCAAGTTTAAAAGCTCATTTTTTAAAATCAACCGTTACAAACGGTTATTTACCAAATAGCCAATACATTATATTTAACTTTTCATATATAGCAGCATCATAATAGGAACTAACTATGCAAGACAATCAACTGTCGGTCTATGTTGCTGTTATGCAACTAGCAATTCTAACAATAGGAGTAGTAACTGTAATATTAAGAATGGGCAAACGAGATGCTATGATTGATCGTAGCATGGACGAATTGTTGGTTCTAAAAGAAATTACTAAAGACCTTGTTAAAACAGATATTGAACAAGGTAAAAGTATTATTACTGTTATTGGTGAACTAAAAGAACTAAGACACCGTATTGAGGTTTTAGAAAGACAAATGACATGAAAAAATTCCTAAGTGTATTGTTACTATGTGGTTGCTCTTCTGTTAATGAGATTGCTACTAGTAACCATATAGTTCAGGAAAACGCTATTAAGATTCTAGATACTAAAGATATTACAATTGCACATAAACACGCACAGATTATTCTAGATGAAACATCTGATATTGCTGGTGTACTTGGAAATATCAAAGATGTTACCCCTTGGTGGGCAACACTACTCCAATATGGCTTTATTGCTGTTATTGGAATTGCTATAGTCGTAGTACTTTGGCAAACAGGAATAGGACAAGCAATTAGAGTTGCTATTGGTTGGATTCCTAGTAATAAAAAGAAAGAAGCAGCTTTGGCTCAATCGGTATTAAATGAAAATAACCAAGAAACAGTAAGAGAATGGATTGCTGCCAAGCGTTTTAGTGATCCAGAATTTGATGCTGCTTGGAGAAAGGAATCTAAAAATGCCGGGACCAAGAAAGATTGATATCATTCAACATTCAGCAGATAGAACTATTTTAAAAAGAAGTACTACTGGTTTTGCTGAAATAGTTCGGGGATCTGAAATTGATACTAGTGATTTTGCTAGTATTTCAAAATCATTAGGACAGTTTTCTAGTACAACTTCTGCTGAACTTGCCGATGTTATTACAGATGAAACTGGTATTGGAAACCTTGTATATAATACAAATCCAATTCTATATACACCACAAATTTCTACAGTATCTAGAATAATAACTAGTGAGGTAACTACTGGTTCAACAACAGCAAACCAAGTATTAATGTCTTTTCCTTTATATGAAGGTACTGATATTGCTACTAATGTTATTATAGGTTCTGCTGATGTTATTATTCAAACAGATGTTGGAAATACTACAGGAACTGCATCAACACCAGAATATGTAACAAAAAGAAGAATTAGTAAAATGTTGCTTGTAATGGACCACGACTTTAATGGGATTGGTGGATCACAGTCGCCGTACTTAGAACATACCGAGTACGGTCATACAGCAACAGCTTCTGGAGTTGCTACCTATAACTTTGCATATAGATCTGCTACAAAAACATTTAACATTGAAGTAACACCATCTACAAATAATACAATGCGCCATAGAGTAATTGCTTTTTGTATGTTTGGTATGGATAGAAATTGGTCAGCTCCTCCAGTAGTTGTACCATAAGGAATAACATATGGCTATTAATAAATTTAATTCTAAAGATGGTTATTCTATTTCCGATCCACCAGTAGACCTTATTGATAATGTTGGTAATTATACTACAATAACTGGAAGTATTACTGCTGTTAATGGAGATTTTACTGGAGATGTAACATCACCACACTTTATAGGAAGTTTTAGTGGAAAGTTAGAAACAGACTGTAAAAACACAAGTAATTCTATTATTCCAAAAGGTACTCCAGTATATATTACAGGTACTGTAGGAGCAACAAATGTTCTTGAAGTAGCTCCTGCCAATGCTGGAGATCCCACAATGATGCCAGCTGTTGGGTTAACATCAGCAGAATTATCTGTAGGTGGTACAGGCCATATAACATACTTAGGTAATCTCTTGGGAGTTGATACTAACAGTTATACTGTAGGCCAAACATTATATGTTGCAGTTGGTGGTGGTCTTACCAATGTTAAACCTACTGGAGCTACAGAACTAATTCAAAATATTGGTAGAGTTGGTAGAGTAAATCAGAATAACGGAGAAATAATTGTTTCTGGTTCTGGTAGAACTAACGATGTTCCAAACACAATTCAAGTAAGAAATAGTTTAGTCTTTTCAGATTCTACAGTACAAACAACAGCAGCTATTAGATTACATGATTTTGTTTTATTTAATATGGGAATTATTTAAGGAGATACTATGGCTACTACGGCACAATATACAGCACAACCAATCTTAGAACATGTTCAAATATCAACGGCAAATACTAATAGAGATGGAACTGGTACTATGGGTACTATTTGTACTGGTCCTAATACAACAGCTGGAGCTGGTGTCGGTAAAAGAATTTTTAGAATTACAGTACAAGCAACAGTAACAACTACTGCTGGTGTTATTAGATTTTTTATTTCAACAGATAATGGAACAACAAAAAGAATGATATGTGAAAAAATAGTTCCAGCCATTACACCAAGTACAACCATTCCTGCTTGGAGAGTAGAAGTTCCAGAACTAGTTGGGTTAGTAATACCCGGCGGTACTGGAAATATTTTATATGCATCTACAAATAACGCAGAAACATTTAATATTCTTTGTGAATCAGGTACACTATGAATGAAGGTATTTATGGTTTTCCTAATAATCTTACAACAATACCAGTTAATTTTACATATCCTATTTTAGTTGATATTATAAATTGCTCTTCTGGTGGAAATTCACAGATTGTTAAACATTCACCAATAGGTTTTACTGCCGCTGGTAGTAATGCTAATGTTACAGCAAATTTACTATATTTAGCAGCACATTGGATATCTAGACCTTGTTTAATTAAAAATATGTTTTGTGGTGTTGTTGTTCCAACCACAGCTGGAAATGCTCATTTTGGTTTGTTTAAGCCAGACCCAACAACGGGATTGCCAGAAACATGCTTATATTCATCTCAAAGTGTTGCGACTGTTACTGGATATAATGATTTTGGGCCAGCTTGTAATATTACCATTAAAGAACCCGGTTGGTATTGGGCTGGTGTTGTATTTAGTACAAACGCTGGACCAATACAACATTTAACAACAAATAGTATATGTTTATTTCCATCTTCTTCTGCTATTGCAAACTATCAAGGTGTTGGTCTAAGGTTATCTCATACATTTGGCCCAATGCCTCCATCACTAAGTGGTTCTAAATTTACACTTGTAGAAGGTGTAACTGGATTTCCAACAATATACTTAAATAAAGCACCATTGATTACAAGAAATCCAATACAAAGAGGATAAAATGAAAATATCAGCAACATATATTTATAATAGTGATAATAGTATTACTATAATTGATGATAGGGTTTTTTCTGATTGTAAAGAATTTGCATTACAACAGCTACGAAAACAAGCAATGGAAAAAATTTTAAAAGTTGCTCCAGAATTTAAACAAAGAAATGCTGCGTTAGGTCTTTTGTCCGAAGAAGAAACAAATATACTTAAATTAAATATTCAAAATATTAGAAATCTTAGTAATCAAAAAGAAAATGAAATACTAGGAATTATTTGGGATGGTACTGAAGAAACTCGTTCTAGTGCTTGTGATTTAGTTTTATCAATAATTTTATAAGGAGAATAACTATGGAATCATTTTTAGGAAGTGTTTGGTTTGGTTGTTTTATGCTATTTGCTGGTTATGTAGCTGGCCATGTCGTAAGTGTCGATAAGATCAAGAGTTGGATCAAAGGCTAAATATGTCCGATAACAAGGATCTCATTAAACGTCTTAACGACCGTTTATTGAGCCAGCTTCTTCTAGACCTAGATGACCCCACCCGATGCACTCCGGGGCTTTATACGGTCATTAGGGGGCTTATAAACGACAATAGAGAGATGCTGGATGGCATCTCCGCTAGTGCCTTGGACGAACTAGAAGCTAAGATGGCTTCCAAGGCTCCATTTAAGTTCAAAGCGTCCGCCGGATAATGCGGACTTCGCTACCTTTGGGGGTCTACTAGGGAACACCTAGTAGATCCTATTTTGGAGGATATATGCAAGCACCACAAGAAATGACAGATGATTTTAGAAACCACCTATGGGCCTGTTTTAAGTACCTTGGGCTTGGAGAACCAACCCCATTACAGTATGCTATGGCAGACTATATGCAAAAAGGACCAAGGGACTTCCAACTTCAGGCTGGTCGTGGTGCAGGCAAATCCGTAATCAATGCTTGCTTTGCCAGTTGGAGATTATTAACTAATCCCAATAGAACTATCATGGTTCTATCAGCAACATCCGATAAAGCAATCAAGTTCATTTCTCAAGTTAGACAAATTCTAAATGTTGTTCCTTATTGTGAACATCTTAAACCAAAAGAGTTTGATAAAGATAGTGCATTCGGTTTTAATATTGGATGCCGTACTCTTTATGGTCAGGATTTGTCTTGTTATGCTAAAGGTATCACCAGTCAGATAACTGGTAGCCACGCAGACGATATTATTGTAGACGATGTTGAGATTGAAGAGAATGCAGACACTCCAGCAGCTAGAGAAAAGCTTTTAAATAAACTAGCAGAATTAGAACAAATTAGAAACAATACTCCAGATGGTTGTATTAGAATTCTTGGAACTTATCAATCAACAGATAGTATTTATCTTAAACTAGCTAATTCATATCCAATTGTTAAGTTTCCAGCAATTATGCCAAATCCAGATATTCCCGGTGAAGTTGATTGCTGTGCAGACTATATCCTAAAGTTGGAGCTAGAAGTAGGAGAATCAACACAACCAGAGAGATTCCCTATAGAAGTCCTTAAGTCTAGAGAGGCTAAAATTGGCCCTAGACTATTTGCTTTACACTACAAATTAGATCCTACCCTTAGCGATAGAGCTAAGTATCCACTTAAGTTAGAAGATTTAATTGTATTGGATGTTAATCCAGAGTTATTTCCAGAAAAAATTACATGGGAAAAGCGTGTTCCAAAGAAACATATTGAATCACATGGTATTTCAGGAGATCTTTTATATGAACCACAATGGACTAGTCCTAACTTTATACCGTATACGCAAACCGTTATGTTTGTCGATCCAAGTGGTAGGGGGTCGGATGAAACAGCTATTTGCATTGCGTCATTTGTCAATGGCTATGTCATCATACATGAATTGCTTGGTCTACAGGGGGGATACGAAGAACCTTTATTAAGAAAAATAGCTAAACTAGCTTATCAATATGAAATAAATTTAATTCGTGTTGAAGCTAACTTTGGTGATGCTATGTATTGCAATCTATTAAGACCAGTTGTTTCAGAAATATGTGGTCAAGTTTCTATTGAAGATTTTAAAGTAAGTGGATCTAAAGAACAAAGAATTATTAGAACACTAGAGCCAATAATGGCTGTTCATAAATTAATATTTAATACAAAAGCCATTAAAGATCCTCAAAATCAAAAACAAATAACAAGAATCACAGAGCGTCGTGGTAGTCTTAAACATGACGATAGAGTTGATATTTTGGCTAGTGCAGTTGCTTATTGGCAAGATTCTTTATCAATAGATGCAGATACTCAAATTGAAAGAAATAAAAAAGAAGAGTATAAACAACAGATAAAAGATTGGATGAGTAATAAAAGAGCTTTAGGATTACTTGGTGAACGAGTAAGCGGAGCTATTTTATTAAATGGATCTGATCAATATAACAATAAACAATATCCTTCTATTTTAAAAAAACGATTTAAATAATGAATATAAATGTTGTAACTGGATTTGGACAAAGAACTGGAACATCTTTTGTAATGCAAAAAATAAAAGAAAAAGGATTTCCTATTTGTGGTGAAAAGTTTTTAAGTGGAATAACTGTTGAAAAACATAATCCAAATGGGTATTGGGATCTTAATCCACTACAGTTATCTGAGTTAATATCTAATAATAAACTAAATAATAAATTCTGTAAACTGTGGGCAAATGTATTACAGTTTATACCACAAGAAAATACAAATCTAGTTATTGTTTTAGAAAGAAAAAATAAAAACCAACAGTTATCTAGTATGGAAAAAGTTTTAAAGGATGAGTTAAAATTACCACTTAATAGAGTTTTTTATACTAATGAAACGGTTGAAGAAATATATACAAATACAGTTAACTTACTTAATAACTGGTTAAAAAATAAAGATAAAAATAAAATACTACATGTTTATACTGAGGATTTAAATAACTCATTATCTAGTATTTATAACTTCATAGAAAGAGGTATTAAATGCCAGTAGCCGCAATTACACTAGGTGGTATCGCTTTAGGTCAAGGTATTTTTGGTGGTCTTAGTGCAAATAGTCAAGCACAAGCCCAAGCAATGCAATCTCAACTTGCAGCACAAAACGCAAACTTTCAAAGACAATGGCAAGTTCAGGCTGCTAATAGAAATATAGATAAAAGAAATCTAGCAAGAGATATTAATAATAAAAAACTTGAGCAAGTAGCCTTGAATGAAAGAGCTATTGCCGAAGTTTATCAAAAGTTAGGATATGATAATTCAAAAGGACAGTTTAGTAAACAAACTAATCAAGTAAACTCTGCTTTATTATCTAGTGTATCTGGTAGAAATATTGATATGTCTTCTGGAACAGCTAGAGCTTTATTAAGACAAAATCTACAAAACGCAACTGTTAACATGGCTAATTTAAGAGTTAGTAATATGAATAAAATGCGTGACATTTCTACTATATATCAAAATAAATTAGCTCAAAGAGATTTTAACTATGAAGAACATGCTGTATACATGCCCGGAGATACAAGCATGACTTCTGGTGGATCTATGTTGAATATTATCGGTGGAGCAGCTCTTAGTGGACTTAGTGCTGGTATTAGTGCTCAATTAATGTTTGGTAAAGGTGGAGTCGAAAGTTACACAACACCCGGTGGTGCTAATTTTGTTGGTCCATAAGGATAATAACTATGAACTATGAAAAACTAAATAAACTACAGCAAATAGCTGAGGGTTCTGTTTTTGCAAGTAAAACAAATGTTACAGATGTAGCAAAAATAAGAGCAGAAAAATTAAAAGATAAACTTAAAAAAATAGAACAAGAACTAAAGGATATGTATCCAAACAATACTAAAAAAGTATTTGAAAATTGGGTACAAGCAACAAAAGATTTTCCATTACCAAACGAAGATTTTAAAGAATATTATTGGGATAAATATATTTCTTTACACCCAAAAGATAAAAAAGAAGCAAAAGAAGAACTAATAAACAAATCTTCTATGGAAATGGAAATGTTTGAAACACCACAAGAAAAAGAACATTTTCTTAGAGATAGAGTTTCAAGATGGCCTTCTTGGTTAATAAATGAATTTAAAGATGATTTACAAAATTTTTCTGCAAGAACAGCAGATTCTAATTTAAACAAATCAAAACAAATTTATAAAGATAATTTATCAAAAAGATTAGCTAATTTATCAAATAGAGAATTAGATCCAGATGTTTCTGAAGAAGCTCATATAAATGATCTTTTAAAACTAGAAAAGATGAATTTATTAGATGTATCAGATACAATCAATGGTCGTTTTGGTGTAGCTAATAAAGACGGTATTTTTGTTCCAGCATCTGATCTACAAGACAGATCTCAAGTATTACCTACAGATATATACGGTACTCCCTCAACAGATGAACAGTTAATGATTGATGATTTAGCTCCAGAGTTTATCAGACAATATGTAAAAGGTAATGTACAAAATCAAAGATCAAAAATTAACTTAGATAATAAAGCATCAGAAGGTGTTGCTGCATCTATGCTAGAAACCGGATCACTAACACCAGATAGATGGTCAGAAGCTTTTTCAATGTTTTCAAAACCAGAATATATCTCTTTAATAAAAAAGGGTATGCTTGGTGAAGTAGAGTCTGGAAGAGTAAAAAACGATGAAGATATTGTTAAAACAATTTATATGGCACTTTCACAGTATAAAGATTTACTAGGAGAACCAACTAATGGCCCCAACACCTAATCAACTAATGATTCAACAAGATCCTTCTTTAATTCAAGCACCACAGGTACAAGAACAAATTGCAGGAACTCAAGTTGTAAAAGAAGGTGAAGTATCAATGCCAAGCCCAAGAGAGTGGATTGGTAATATTGATTATGGTGTTGATTGGTATAAACTTGGTGAGCAAGCTTTTGCTGCTGCTGGTAGTATATATGAAGATACATTAAAATACTCAATTAATAAAAAAACAGCTCAATTAAGAGATCTTCAATATGATTATCAAACTAAAATGAGAAATGAGTTTGCTGCATCAGTTGATCCAAACCCAACTAACTATGTTGAACCAAGAGAAGAAGCTGTTGATTTTAATAGACCATTTTCAACATCAAATTATTTTCAAGAAACCTTTAGAAAGCAAGCAAATGAAATTATTGGTTTTAAAGACTCTGATGGTAATGTATTAGATGTTTTTGCTGATGATGAATATGATGCTCAAGGTAATCTAGTTAAGAAAGGATTTAACTTTGATGGTTTTGGTTCTGCGTGGTTTAATGTAGTAGAAACAGCCAGATCAGGTCTTTATGATATTTCTAGAGATGCTGAAAAAGTTCAATCAGATCTTCTAAAATCTTTTAATGAACGGTTTAAAAAAGCAAATACTTTTACAAATTGGGCAAATGGAAAATATACATCTAATACCGATAACGAAGTAATTGCTAAAGATCAATATCCAAGAAGAAATGGATTAGAGCCAGTAAATGCTGTAATTGAAGCTATTGGGCCACAAAGTATAAATATGGAAGTAAAAACAGCAACTGGAGGTTCTACATTAATTCCAACACCAAACGGTGGAGTTATTATAAACCCAGAAGCAACCGATGAAGATCTAATAAAAACGCTTGGAATAACTGGTTATAGTTTATTAACTGAAATGGATGCTCAAGTAGCACATTCAGCAAGAGGTATAAACTTACCACATAAGTTTGCTGAAAGAACAAGAACAATACTGCAAAGTGATAATATTTCTGTAGCAGATGCTGTGTGGTTAAAGTCAAACCTAAAATATATGCCACAAGAAAAAATTAAGCATTTATTTGAAATAGGTGAAAACTTTAAACCACTAGAAAAAGCCAAATTAATGGTTGCTCTATCTTACGCTGGTTATCCCGGTAGAGAAGATGTAACACCAGAAACATTTATTCAAAAAATAAATAACATAAAAACACCACAGGCAAATCAATTACAAGCTTTAATATCAAATCTAACAAAAGATTTACCTGTATTAGAAATGGATAGACCAACATCTGGTCCCATTTTAGATGCAAAAGTGTCATCAAAATCTATACTACATAGTTTACTTGGTGCTGTAAACGAAAATGGTGAGATTATAAACCCAACATTATACGAAAATATAAATACTGATTCTTGGTTTAATGCTTATGTAAATAATAATCCAAGTATTCAACCACCTCTATTTACTGCTTTATTAGAACTACAAACACTTAGAATAAATAATCCAAACATTTCTCAAGAAGAAGCAACTAAACAAATAACACAAACACTAAATTCAGTTGTATTGATGGACGATGCGGGTGTTCCTATTGTTGTTAGAAATTCTTTATTTGGTTCTTTGGGTCAAAAACCTCTTAATGGAGAAACCAAACCAACTGGTTATTATGGTAGTATTATTAATAATGCTATAGTTCAGTCTAAACAAGGTGTATTAATAGACCCAACAGTTCTTGAAAGATTTAATAACATGTCTCCAACATCTATGGCGTTTGTTACAATGTCATTAAATGATAATATAGATGAAAGAGATTATGATAGTTTAATTGAATCAGTAGATAGACAGTTTGTTCCTATTGAGGATAAAATTTCAGTTGAAACAAAGAAAAAAATACTTCAATCTATTGTTTCTGTTTCAAACAATCAAGATGGACAAAATACCGGATCAACCCCAAGATTAAGCGATGCTTTAAGAGTTTTAGTTTCAACTAATCCGTCTGTTATTAAATCTTTTAATAATGGCGTTGCCCCATCAACTGAAAAACAAGCATTAGAAATTGCAGGAAGAGTTTATGATAGAATAGGACCAGCTGAACTTTGGGATTGGAAGTTTACATATAGTTCTGCTGATGATCAACTTATAAACAGTAAAGATGGCGGAATTCCTTTTAATCTAAATGGAATTAACTATAAAAATGAAATAGGTGAGACAATAAACCTATTAGATAATAGAATGGTTATGACTCAATCTAATAGAGGTAATATTAGATTTAGTGATAGTTCTAATAGCATTCCTTATACTATGTTACCAAACCGAAGTTTATTACCAGAAAACTTTGAAGAAGGTTATAGAAATGCCGAGAGATTATTAGTAGGACAAAGACCATCTGTATTAGAACTTGATTTGGGAACAAACCCAACTACAAATAAATCAAATAACGGTTTAGTATCAGCTGCTCAAATGCTAGGTGCAACAAATAATAATAAAAGAGATCTTTATCAACCAGTTATAGATGTTATCTCTCAAGAAGAATTAGCTGATTATATTATTCCAATAACAGAACATCAAGCTAGAGTTTCTGGTAAAGACCCAGAAGTAATAAGTAGAGTTTCTGATTTATTATCAAAAGTTTATGATAAACCAAAACAAGTTTACTTTTCAGCTTTACGAGAAGTTGTAGCTAATGAAGATTTGTTTAATTATATTGTAACAGCAGATTCCGATAATGACGGTCAAATTACAAAACTTGATATTATTAATAACATGCATATCGCTGCTGTTGGTTATAACTTAAATACAACCTTTAAAGAAGAAACTAAAGATAATTATCCAAAAATACAAGAATCTGTATTCTGGGAAAATGCACTACAGACAGAAAAAGAAAGACCATACTTTTCATATACTGGAAGCTCTTTAAAACAAGAAGAAGCAGAGTCTTTTATAATGTCTCAATTAGACCAATGGTATATGGACGGTCTTTTAGGTGCTGAAGAAATAGCAAATCTATACCCACAAATTACTGACGCTGTTAAAAGAGCTGTTAGTACAGATATACCAGAAGCATTAAAAGATATTAAAGATGTATTAGAAGAAACATTTAAAAAAGACTTACCAGAAGCAACCGATGAGTTTGTTAATACAGTAGGTCAAATGTTAAAAGCAACAACACAAACAATAGTACCAATTGATTTGTTAATGGATACAGAATATAAGTCTATTTGGAAACAAATAACCGAAGCAGATATTCTTAGAAAACCAATTGATACTGGCGTTAATTTTAATACCAAAGGTATGTTTGGTATTCCAAAAACACTAGATGAAGTTAATAATTATGTTGAAAGATTTGGAGAACTACCACCAAATATTAGTAAACAACAATATCAAGACTTGGGTGGAACTATCTCAGAAGAATTAATTTATGACTCTAGTAAAAAAAGAGATTTAGGTAGTTATCCTATTGAATCTGATGGTACAATTAAAATACCACTAACAGAATCACAAAAACAACAAACATCTCCCGGTGCTGTTAGTGATAAACCATATATGAAACTAATTGAAGAGTTTGAAGGTTTAAAAACAGAAGCATATTGGGATAGTACTGGAAAAGTATGGACAATAGGACAAGGAACAACAACTTATCCTAACGGCAAACCAGTTAAAAAGGGTGATAAGATTACAAAAGAACAGGCTAGAGAATATGCTGAAACTTTTGTAAATGATGTCGTTATTCCAAGATTACAAGAAACAATTCCAACTTGGAATGAAATGACTCCAAATCAACAAGCAGCTTTAATTTCATTCTCATATAATGCTGGTCAAAATTTTTATGGTCGTGAAAAATATAAAACACTTAGTAAAGTTCTATCTTCAGTAGATACTTTTGATAAAGTTCCAGCAACTTTGCTTTTATATAATACATCAGGCGGTCAAAAATTAAAAGGTTTAGTAAGACGAAGAAAAGCAGAAGCTGCTCTTTGGTCTAAATAATATACTTATTCATGGCACACCCAGTTCCCAGAAAGGTAAACAATAATGAAACGAGAATCAGTTAGTTTAAATAAAACACCAAATTTTTCTAATGTATATAACGCACCAGTCTATGGAGCATCAGACCCCTATGTAGCTTATACAGCAACACAGCCAGTCTTGTTTTATAGAAGCTTCTTTAGTAATATTTCTAAAGATGATGTAGCAAGAACAGGTGTTTTACCAGATGTATCACTAGCAGCCATTAATAATATGGCTAACTGGACAACAAAACCTTCTCAGGAAGATTTTAATAACTATACTAGACTTGTTTTATTAGCTGGAGGAGGAAATCCCGGTTTAATTAGCCAAGATGTAGAAAGATATGCTCAAGAAAGAGCTATCATGGGACAAGGTGTTGCTCCGTATACAACACTAAATAAAGTTATTCTTGAAAATCTTACACCAGAACAAATTAGAAAGTTAGCTGAAGAAAACGCAACAGAACAAGAATTAGCAGCAAACGATCCAAAAGCACTAACAGATCCAGAAACAGGACAAAAATATTATTTGGATTTACAAGGCAGAAAAGTACCAGCATTAAAAATTGGTGATAAAGTAATTAGCCAAAAACTATTAGAACCATTATCAAAAACAATGTTGGAAAGAGGTTTGTTATATAGAGCCTATGGTTCTTTAAAGGCTGGTGGACTTGCCCCAAATCTATTAGCAGCAGAAGCTCTAAAAGCAAATGAATATCTAGACCCTTTAATGGGAAATGAAATGACTAGACTTTCCGCAGTAGCTGCTAGAAGAGATGTTGGTGTTGAACCACTAACTTCTATTGAAGAACAAATAAATGATCTTCTTGGTGATACAGCAATTGCCCAATATTCAAGTATGTTTAATCCACTTGATGGTAGTGGTATAGCTAATGATATTTTAAAAGCACTAGAACCAACAGAAGATGAAAAACTAAACTTTAATGGTGTTGAGTGGTTTAAAAATAGTATTAATCCAGAAGTTGTACCTTTCTTATCACAAAAAGGAATTGATGAAAACCTAGTAAGAAACGCTAGGGGTCATAGAGAAGCTTTATATTTTATTCAAAAAGAACTAAGTACAAGCACAATTCAAGATAGAATTCAAAGATATACAAAAGATGCTGGATTCTTAAGAACAAACGCAGTAACTAATATTTTATACTCATTACCAACAATGATTATAAACGATCCAGACGCTGCTTTAGCTATTGAAATAACACTAGGAACAAAACTATTAGGAGCTGGTGTTGGTATGGTTGGTGCTGGTTTAAGCACAATTAAACGAGGAGCTGATGTTGTTAAAAATATTAGTAGACTTTCAAAAATATCTTCGGTTAGTAAAGCAAGAGCTACTGTAAAAGGTTTATATGAAATCTCAATGGGAGATATTCCAAACTGGTTAAGAACAAGCTCAACACTAAGAACAATGTCAGTTGGTGCTGGTTTAGGTGCTTTACAAAATACTGGAGCAGAGTTTAGAAATCAGCTAAATAACATTGCTTGGGCAAATACAGCGTTATTAACAGATAATACTGATGAAATTAAAGTTTCTGATCTTGGTTGGGCTGCTCTTGCAGGAGCTTCTTTTGGTGGTTTTATTGGTGGTATTACAAGTTTAGGTGTAAAAAACTATTCACTAGATACTGGTAGATTTATAGATCAAGACGGTAATGAAAAATCTATGATCGGAAGTACACTAGATCAGTCTACTCCAATTACAGAAGGATTAAACGCCGCTATAGAAGAAATGAGACACCGAGAGGTAGACAATCCACCAGATATTTTAGAACAAACAAACGAAAATATTAAGGATGGTAGTGTTGTAGTTTTAGATCAAAATGGAAAATCTGTAAGACTACAAGAAGACGATATTTTTGATATTGGAGAAATTGAACCAGAAAAGGTTATGTCTGGTGAATATATTTCTGTTAGAGATTCTAGAACCAATCTAGATGTTCTTGTTAGAAAAGATATTTTTGATTCCGAAACAACAACTACAAAACCAACACTTGTAGATGAAGAACCAAAACTAAATAATCTAGAAAAATCTGTTATTGAAACCGAAAAATTTGCTGATGCTGCTGATATTTCAACTAAAGCAAAAATTGAAAACGGTCTTCCAAACGCTTCTGAATCTACAGCCTTTAATAGAAACACAGGAGAAAGTGATTCTAGTTACGCTTTAAGAGCTATTAATGGAGGAGAAGTAAATACTTCTGCCGATGTTTTAAGATTGCTTTCTGCACCAGAAAATACTAGTAGAAGTGTTTTAAAAAGATTAGTTGATTTTAAAAGAAGAATTAATTCAGCAAAAGAATTACTAATAACCACTCCACATAATAAGGGTGAAGAGTGGACAAAATCAAGAATAGCAGAACTAGAAAACCTAGAAAATACAGAACTAAAAGAAGCTATTAACAAAGCAATGAACTCTGGTGATAATTCCTTTACAAGATTACCAGAAACCGAAAAAACAAAAATGATTTCTTTTGTTAACGAACATGCTGGTAAAACAGA